TACCGATTTAGAGGCAGTCTTTAAACAGATTACCTTTGACAAGGTTTACTCTAGTAGGAATGAATCCTCTAAGAAATTGGCAGAAGAACAAGCACGTTTAGAAGCCAAAAGAGGTGCTCAAGTAGTGTCAAGCGCATCAACTGCTAAAACAACCACCGTAAAACCTGCTCAACCCAAAACCGTTTACGAGGCATTTGAGACTGCCAAAAAGTCTTTAAACCTCTAAGTAATTTCCATTCAACAATCACTCTTTAAGGAGTAAAAAATCATGGCAGGTAATCCTGACTTTAATGCGCTGTTAAGTACAACGCTCCAAAACTATCAGCCGACGCTGGTAGACAACATCTTCAAGGACTTGGTACTCTTGAACCACCTCAACGAGCGTGGTCGTGTACAAGTTGAAGAAGGTGGCACATCAATCGTTGAGCCTCTGATGTACGCTGTGAACAACACAGTTTCTTCGTACAGTGGCTACGATGCAATTGACCTCACCCCACAGGATGGCATTTCTGCTGCTGAATACCAGTGGAAGCAGATGGCTGCTTCTATCGCAATCAGCGGTATTGAAGAAGCAAAGAACCGTGGCACCGAGGCAATCATCAAGTTGTTGAACGCAAAGATTCAGCAGTCTGAAATGTCCCTCAAGTCGTCTTTGAACGACATGCTTTACTCAAACGGAACTGGCAACGGTGGCAAAGACTTTAACGGTCTTGGCAATATCGTTGCAACTCAAAACAACACGGTAGGTGGCATTGACTCCACAACCAACACTTGGTGGAACCCAACACAAGCCACAACCATGGCTGCTACATTGAGCCTTGTTAACATGGCTGACGTGTACAACCGTGCTTCAAAAGGAAGCGATGTTCCTGACCTAATCGTCACGAACAACAGCCTTTACGAGAAGTACGAGTCGTTGCTCACACCAAACGTGCGTTACCAAGACGTTGCAAAAGCAAACGCTGGTTTCCAAAACTTGATGTTCAAGCAGACACCAATGGTGTTTGACCTTGCATTGGCAACAGACACATCTGACGCACCAATGTACTTCTTGAACACGAAGTATCTCAAACTTACTGGAATGACTGGTCACTGGTTCGCCACGACTGATTTCCAAAAGGGCACCGTTGCTGGTGTAGACGCTCGCTATGCACTTGTTATGGCGTTTGGCGAACTTACCTGCAGCAACCGCTCACGTCAAGGTTACATGACGGCTGACGCCTGATAAGTAAGTAATTTGTTTCAGAGGGGTGGGGACTTGAAGGAGTTCTCACCCACTGAGATAGCAATAAAACAAATAAACCCACCCACCCACCTAAATAGTTAGGTATCTGCCGAAAGGCAAGGAGAAAGACAACTATGACAACTAATAACAAATTCGTGGTGGAGCGTACCAACGTTCTTGCCGCTGACGTAACACTGGGCACTTCGTATGCCGCACTTGATACTGGCGATTTTGGCTGGTATGGATATGAGGGTCAAACTTATCAATTTGATGCAAAAGTTGTTTACTCAGCAGTAGCAGCAACAGATGGTGCAGCATTTTCAATCACTGCAACTGCAACACCAACACAAATTGCATTCATTTCCGAATACAACACAGATGCAACTACAGTCGTTCGCACGCAGTGTTTCGCAATTGACACTCCAGACCACGGTTCGGGTTCAGTAATCAGTACTACTGGTTTGAACACCGCACATGTTTTTGGAACAATTACTCCATCAGCAGACGGATACATTGCAATCAGTGGTATCGCAGAAAACGCATCCACAATCGTTGCCAAAGCAACCGCATCGGTTTTGTCGTGGAAACGTGTTGACTGGCCTGCACAGCCATAAGACCGCCTAGCACTCTTTAACGAGTAGTGGCAACCCTAGGTCCAGGGTCGTGAGTCGTCATCCTTCGGGCGATTTGCGGCCCTGGACTTTGTGCTATACCAACGTATTAGATATGGAAAAGCCTGAAGAGTACATATATGACCCTGAATTAACCAATTCATGGTATTGGGAAAACACAGGTAATGGTTTAGGCTATAATGTAGGGACTTATCCTACGAAGGAGTAATTATGCAAAGACAAACAGTTCATCAACATCAAGGTTTAGCAGGTACTGAACGTTATGGTACGGTTCATGGGGTTGAAACATCAGCATTGATGCCATCTTATGTTCAAGATAACACCGAGTTAGCACCACCAAGCGGCGTAGAATATGGGCTAATTGGCACTTGTATTGGAACAAAGAACGGAACATTAGATAAATGTAGTGCTCCTAGAGCGCAGGGCACTGATTATTGCATTGGTCATTTGCGCCGACTTGTTAAAGAACAACGTCAAGAAACAGCAGAAATACTAGAGTTGCAAAAATCTAGAGAAGTTTCAAACGCTGAGACACAGGAGTAATTAATGCCGCAACCAAATAGCACCTTGACAACAGGTCTAAACTCTTATTATCTAATTCAATTGATTGAGAGTCTGTCTCAGTTGCAAATTGGTTATGACCCAGACGTTGACGATATTGACCAAGACCTTGTTCTTCAATTCATCAAAGAAGGTTACCAACGCATTGTATCATTAGATACTCGTTGGCCTTGGTTTCAAGCAACCTATTCGTTTACTACTGTTGAGAATATTCGCCCATACTCATCTGGTTTTACTCTTCAAACTGCGTGGTCTAACCCAACTGGCAGCACTGCCTCTGGTGCATATCCGTTCGTATTTCCTGATGCACAATCGTTGAACCTTACTTCAAATAATATTCGTGAGATTATTGCAGTCATAAACAACACCAACGCTGGTAATTCATTGGTTTACATGGACCAATTTAAATGCGAATCAACATGGGTTGGCTCTGCTGACCAAGTTGGAATACCAGCATATTGGTCTTTGTGGGGCGACCAGATTAACTTGTGGCCTAAGCCAGATGATGAATATCAAATGACCATTCGTGGTTATCGTCAACCAAGTTTAAATTGGCTTACCACTTCTGCAAACTCTGAATCTACTGCATATGTAGACCTTGACCCTGAATTCCACATGATGTTGATTAACTTTGTGTTGGCTCGTACTTTCCAATTTCAAGAAGACCCAGAGATGGCTCGTGTTTACATGGACCATTATAATGCTGGAGTAACTCTTGCTGAAGCAAATTTAACTGCTCCTAACAGCAACCAACCACTTATCATGAGTGGAGGATTCCAACTCAACGGTGCTGCTAACACCAATTACGGTTATGGTTTTGGACAAGCAGGTTTTGCTGTGCTTCCTGGTCAACCAATGCGAGGAATTGCATTCTAAATGGCTCAGATTGATTTTGCCCAAATCTCTGACTTTACTGGAGGAATCAACTTTCGTGGAGACCAATTCCAGTTGGCTCCTAACGAATCTCCAGGAATGCTCAATGTAGAGATTGACCCACGTGGTGGAGTATTCAGTCGTGCAGGATATGAAAAGAAGCATGCTACAGCAGTAGTTTCTTCAGGAAACGTATGGAAACCAAAAGGTTTGTATGATTACAAATATCCTTCTGCCCCATACATCATGCTTACAACTGGTTACTCATCTACAGGACCAACGAATGGCAAAGTTTATTATTCAACTGGTGGTAACTTTACTGCCCTTAACTCAGCCTCAGCAACTCCATTAATTGTTACCAGTGCTAATGGCGCTGGAATGACTCAATGGGAAGACACAATGTATTTTGCATTGGGCAGTGGTTCAACCCAAATGGCTTATTGGGTTGCTGGTAGCACATACACTACGTTTCTTCTTGCATCTGGTCCAACTTGGCAGAAGTATGAGGCTCCTACAGGTGGTTATATGCCACGAGCAGAGTTGGCTAAAGCACATGCTAATAAACTGTTTGTAGCCAACACTTACGAAAATGGTGTTGCTTATCCTAATCGTGTTCGTTGGTCACACGAGAATCGCCCTGAAGATTGGTATCAACAGGATTACATTGATATTATTGCAGGTGGAGAAGGCATTCGTGGAATTGAAGTAGTAGATGGTCAGTTGCTTATATTCAAACCAAAGGCAATTTATTTGCTTATGGGATATGATGCTGACTCATTCCAATTAGTAGAACTTACTACCGTTCTTGGGATTGATTACCCACAGCAAGCAGTTGCTGGTTCTGGTGGTGTCTACTTCTTTGATTATCCTGGTGGATTGTTCTTTTACAATCGCAATGGTATTCAAGATGTCTTTGAAAGAATTAAACCAATTATCATTGATAATGAAATTAATGCTAGTTACAGCGATTTAATTACTTTGTCTTTTGTACGAGACCGTGTGTGGATATCAATGCCATACCTGTCAAGTGATATTGGTTCTCCACCAGACTACGCAAGTGTTAACTTTATCTTTGACCCAACAATTGGTCCTCGTGGTTCTTACACGCAGTTTCAATCTGCAGAATGGTTTGACCCATCAATAGCATCACCAACAGAAGGTATTACTGGTGGTGTTGGGCTTGTCTCTGGTATGGATTGGAGAGATTCTCAAGACGAAGCATATTATCTGATGGTTTCTCCATTGGAAGATTTTGCTTATGTAATGTCAGTAGACGATTACACAAATACATTAGATGATTCACCAGCAACATTTACAGGCAAGTTTGAAACAAACTACACCACAGGTTGGTTTTATGACAATCGTTACGTTCAACTAAAATCATTTATTCGCCCATATTTTGTACTAAAAGAAGTAGCAACAGCAACACAAATCCGTTTAGCAGTTTACAAGAACTTTGATGAAACAAACCAATCAGGTGGTTCTAAGACTATATCATTGACACCTATTGTTTCTGGAGCAACCTACTCTACTAATGGTGCAGGTGGTGTATATGGT